TCGATGCTTTTCGATGTTTTGCCCACAAAAGTACATAGAGTGAATACTCTACATGAAAGCTAAGAATGCTTTTAAGAAGTGCATCTGCTCTCTGCATCTGACTCTGTGATGTTACGTGACTGTAACGTAGCGTAACACTGTGACGTTATGTACGTCACGCCGTGACAAGTTCCTCTTCTGCGGCTTTCCTTCGGGCTCGAAGACGCCTTTGTCTTTCAGCGGCGGTGTGGTCTTTGTCTCTATATTTCATATAGTTGAGAATTAAATATCCGCCGTCTATGCGGATCATTCGGCGGCCTTCAAAGTCTTTTGATCGGCTTTCGATCTCAGGCTCACCGAGGCGGCGAAGAGCCTCTATGCCGGTTTCTCTCTCGACTCCCGCCCGGTTAATAATTCCCAGACTAGCGGCCGGAACGAACCCATACCACCCTGGAGGTGCGGTAAAATCGGTGAACTCTAGGCGGCTGACTTCGATCTGCCGGCTTGGTTCATCAAACTCTTTTGGCTCTGCCATAAGCAGGGCTGTGATGAAGACTTCCCGCAGATCACGTTCGATCCAAAGGGTTGAATCAAGGATTCCAGTGTCGAGTTTTACGAAGGCCATGAGAAAAAATATATCACAACGTAACGCCGTGTCAATGTGACAAAACAGTATATTTGAAATTTATTTTGCAAGCGGGAATATGTTGGAGTAAACTGCCAACCATGAGCATTGTCGGAATCGTGTCCCTCTCCATCTTCGCCGCCCTATTCCTGTTCCTGCTGCTAGGCGGGGTTGCCGTGCTGATCTGGCTGGCCTTCAACCTGAAGCGCCAACTGGCCGGAGCAAAAGCGGAATCAGCGGCAGTCTACGCAGAGACTGGCCGGCTACTGGCCGCACACCAGGCGGAGAGCAAGGCTACCATCGAGTCAGCCAAGTCAAGTTTCGTCGCAATTCGCACCGAGGTCCGCGGGCTGCTCGAAGATCACCGCCGGGAGCTGGCCGCCATCCTGGAGGCGCACCGCGCCGCCATGCAGGCCGGGATCGACAAGATCAACGCTGAGGCTCTACAGGGTGCCGCCGCGCGCAGTATCCAAGCGTGCCTCCGGCTGGAAAAGGCGATTGGAGTCCTCCAGCAACTTTTTCTCGAAACCGAGTCGCGGTCCACGCACGAGTACGGCGCCGAAGAATTTGCGCCCGAGGAGTCCACTTTTGGAGCGCCGCCGTCCGGGTTTGGCTTGAGCCCCACCGCGGCCCTCGATCAGCAAGCCCAAGCCGAAGAGCAGGCGCTCCTCACAGAATCCCCAGCCGAGGTCTAGTCCATGCCCGCAGCGGCAAAAATAAAGCAAGACAGGCCGCCCAAAGCTCCTGTGCCGCCGCCAGGTTCGGCGCTGGCCGTGCGCAGCAAGAGCCGCGTGAACCGCTATCGGAATCTGGCGAGTCCTACCGAGGCGGATCTCCGGCGCTGGTTCCAGATCGAAGGCCTTCAAAAAACCGAAATGCAGTTGGCGGCCGAGGAGGGCGTCAATCCGCTTACCGTCAAGGCGTCGATCGACCGCATCAAGGAATGGACCTTCCGCAACCAACTCTCCGTGCTCAACGTCAAAGCTGTCCAGGTGCTGATGGATCAACTTGAAGGCGTAAGCACTGTTTTCAAAGACGGCATGAAAGCGGAGAAGGTCATCTTTGTGGACAAGGAAACCGGGAAAGTGAAAACTCATCCCGACACCGCGATGCGCCTGAAAACTGTTGAGCAAGTCCGCGGCATGATGGAGACGGTCCAACCGAAAACTCCTCTCGTGCAAAACAACACACAGTTCAATGCTGGAGGTATTGCCGGCGGCGGCTTCGGTCCCGGCATGAGCTTCGAGCAGATTCTTCGCAAGAAGCGTGAACAGATCGGCCTGGCGAACGAACAGGAAATCGAAGAGGCCGAGGTAGTCAGCGCCGAAGATGAGATCGCCGACGAGTTCAAGGATTTTGGCGGAGACGAAGGCGAAGACGACAGCGAAGAAGACGAGGAGGAAAACAATGGATGAGTCTCGGAGAAAATTCTTTAACATAGGAGCTGTTGCTATAGCGGCAGCGGCGATTCCATTTGGAGCAATTGAGATCAATAAAACCGACGACGAGGCGATTGGTCCGATTATGTATGAGCATGTTTGCGATCACGGAAAGTCGGGTTGGAATCCAAAAGATCTTACTGAATACGAGAAAGAGCATCCTGGCCGCGTGTGGGGATGTGGAACTCGCTTTCGTTGGTACTTCGGAGTTCCTCCATTTTGTCCAAAATGCGGATGGGCATACGAAATGACAATTAAAGCGATTAGTGAAGGTCGCTACAAACTAGTATCTGGGTGACGAATAGATGAGAGTACCACGTAAAGACTCCTCACTCAACGACGCTATCGATGTTTTGCAGGACCACTATATCCGCTGCGATCAGGATATTACTCGCGCATGGGCGGAACTTCCCAAAGACGGTCTTGTATTCATAGAGAACGAAGTCCAAAAAGCTCTTGACCTCCGCTACTATCTTGAGAACTACCACTTCATCACAACCGAGCAAGGTGTCTTAAAATCTCTCTATCCATTCTGGGACCATCAAGAGATTGTCTATCAGGCGATGTGTGAGGAGTGGGCGGCGAACGGTTATTGCAAGATCATCGTTCTCAAGCCGCGACAGACAGGTATCTCGGTCTGGACGGCGGCGGCCATGTTCCATCGGACTATCTTTACTCCGCACTGCTTCACAATGATTATCGCGCAGAATGAAGTAACATCGGAACATATCTACAAACTCAGCTTGAATGCTTATGCTAATCTTCCGTGGTGGCTCAGGCCGGAGTATATGTATAAGACGAAGAAGGGAGCTATTGAGTTTCAGCGCGCCGATGAAAAAGAGCGCATGGTAGACCCTGGACTCGGTTCTGCCTTGCAAGTTTCCCCGGCGACACAAACTTCAGGAGTGGCCATCGGCCGCACTATCAGATGTCTCCATGGCTCTGAAGTTTCAAGATGGCCTAACGATGAGATTTACGAGGGTGATGTGAAGCCGTCAATGAACGCGCTTGACACCTTCCAAGTATTCGAGTCAACCGGCTATGGCCGTCAAGGATTGTTTTATGACCAATGGAGTTCGGCGGTTGATGGAGACGGCGATATGCGCCCAGTCTGGATTCCAGTTTACAAGGTAAAGAAATACTATCTACCGATCAAAGGAGCGTTTGATTTATCCGAAGAAGAGACGACGTTCAACGAGCGCATCAAAAAAGAAGAACACTTCGAGATTCCAGATACCTTCTGGAACTTCCGGCGTGTTCGTCTGCGCGCGGCGAAGCGCTCGGGGACCAAGGCTGGATTCCTTGAGTCGTATCCCCTCACACCCAATGAGGCGTTTCAATCATCAGGCCTATGCGCCTTTGATCGCGACTCTCTTGAATGGCAGGAGATCAACAAGGTTTGCAAGCCGCTCTATGCCGGAGAGATTAGTCTGGTTTCGATGGATCCGCCGCGATTCAACACAGACGACATCATGCCGGTGGCCGACGATGAGATTCTCCCTCGACGTAAGTCGGGACGTGGCGGAAAGAGAATGCACATTTGGGAGATGCCGGAGCAGGGGGCAACTTACTACGTGTCCGATGACGTTGCGCTAGGAAACGGAGGAGACTTCTCGGTTGCGAATGTCTTTCGTGCCGGGCAAGGCATAGAGCCAGATACACAAGTTGCGACATGGTGGGGCTGGATACCTCCAAAGAAATTCGCGCACGTCGTTGCGGCAATCGGCCTTTTCTACAACGGCGCCGAAGTATCCAACGAGTACATGAAGGACGGCATCACAACCGGCAACGAACTGCGCGATATGGATTACCCGAACCTGTATCGTCCGCAGTTCAAAGACCGGCTGACGCATCAAGCGAGCAATTACCTGCATTGGCTGACCACATCAAAGACTCGCGACGAGATTATCGGAACCATGAACGAAGCACTGCTCGACCGCACAGTTGTTATCCGAGATGCCGACCTGCTCGACGAGATGGTGGACTTTGCGGCGCTAGAGACTGGCGGGAAATCTCAAGGGCAGGGAAATGAAGATGATGGCGTACTCACGGCAATGATTGGCCTCTATTGCCTGCGCGAGACGACGAAGCACCTGAAGACCAGCGCGGCGACCGAGCACGTCCGGCAGAGCGGCGAGCTTCACATCTACGGCGTCTACGACAACATCATGCGCCAGCGCGGGCAGTACAACACCCAGGCGGAAGCGGACACGATGATCAAAGGCAAGGCGGGTTGGCAGGTAAAGCCGATTCTGGTCTGTAACGCGAACACGCTCTACTCGCCAATCTTCGACACCATGGGCGCTGAATTTGATTTACACTCAAAGCACGGCCTCGCCACGACGGACATCACTCCGGATTTGGTGTGGGCTTACAAGAGCTCTATGGCCAATGCCGGGCCAGGGCGGGGACTGGAAGACTACGGCGAGGATTGGTAAAGGAGAGACGAGAATGAAAATCATCTTTGTGAACAGCGATCAGTTTTATCAACTCTGGAACAAAGCTCTGCCATCGCAGAGGATAACCGCGGAAATTCCACATCCGTCAATTGTGTTCCAGCACATCAACACGATGATAGCCTTGCGCGAGGGAATCGAAATAGGCTCCATTGCGGAAATGAACGAGGAAAACCTTTCACTTCAACGTCTGACTGAAATTGTTGTCGGCAAGAAATACTTCGAGGTGGGATGATGCTAGTTGGCGACAATGTGACCGGGGCGTACTGCCCGATGTGCCGCAACAATGGAAGCCCTGCAGTCCAGGCGATGCGGGATAACAGGGATTGCTTTTGCTTGATGGGCCACCGGCTCAGCCACGCGCAGTTTTGGGCGATGAAGCCGGACATGATGAAGACCGAGGTCCGGTTTGCGGCGGGGGCCGGCGACGTAAAAGCCGAGGTCTGGGTGAACCAAGAAGTTCTGATGAGAGCGAAAGAGGCGCTGGGCGAGCGCTTCCATCCGACGATCGCCTCGCTCATCCGGTGCTGCATGGCCGGCGAGCCGGTTCTGATCGACGGCGCGCAGGCGGCCGAACTGCGAAAGTTGGGCGTTAAGAACGGCGCCGAGATGGTGGCTGCGGCCAAATTGAACGTCGAACTCTCTGGCCAGGTGGAAAATCTGACCGCTGAGGTCGTCAAGTGGGAGACGCGCATCGCCGGGGCTCTGGCTCATACTGAATAACTGGCCCAGGAAAATATCCCCGCAAGTTCTCACCGAAACCCTTGGCATCAGGTAAACTTTCCGCGATGGCTGACTTCAAAGAGAGACCGGAAAAGGCGCTGGAGCGGGATGTTCTCGCTTGGGCAGATGCCGTTTACGAAGAAGGAGAGCGCGAACTTGCGGACTCCCGCGAGATCCGTCTGACCTCCCGGCTCATCGATTACATCTCCGGCCAGCAGTGGAACGCAAAGTCCCGGTTTGGCCGCTCCCGCCCCACAGTCAACCGCCTCTTTCGGCAGTTTGTCGAGATGGCCGGCTTGCTCACCGACATCGAACCCGACTTCCAGGTCAAGTTCGCTAACGAGGATGAGGAGTTTGCTAAACTTCAAGACCTGCTCAACGAGATGATCGGGATGTGGGCGCGATTCACCGACTTCGAGGCGGAGCTGACCCAGGCTGTGATGTGGGCGCTGCTCCACACAGGCTACGCCAAAATCCAATGGAACTCCGCGCTCAACAACGGAATGGGCGATTGCGAGTTCATGCCGCTTGGGCCGCTCAACGTGATGTCGATTGGCGCGGGCAGCCGTATCCAGGACGACGAATGCGTTATCGCGCGCTGGCCTGTGACCATCGAAACCCTGAAACGCGCCTACGGAGACTTGGCCAACGATGTACACCCGGATCTCGAAGGCAATGAGCCAACCGGGGATATATCCAGGCCCGGCAAGATGTCCGAAGCCTCGTGGGTCCGACTGAACCCGGCGCTCAAAAAGTTGCTCGGCAAGAAACAGGCTGACGGAAAGCGGTCGCGCTATCCCAAAGCCATGCTCAAGCAATTTTGGTTCAAAGATGGGGCAAAAAACGAAGGCAGTGAGACAAAGCGGGTCGGCGACGCCAATTACAACTGGTCGTACATGGTCGAACCTGGTTGCCTCTGGTATCCCCGCGGAAGGTTCGTTATCGCGGCCGGCGGCAAGCTCCTGCAGGATGGTCCGAATCCCTACTGGCACGCGATGTACCCTTTCGCTAAACTCCGCCTGATTCGCGTTCCATGGTCTCCGAATGGCTGCAGCCCGCTTGAGCCCATTGCCATGATGAGCGACATCGTGAACCGGATCAACGGCGGAATCATGGATATGATCCGGGCGGCGATCGAGCCGCGCATGGTGGCGCCGAAGGCGGCGTTTGCGCAGTCAGTCTGGGATTCGATGGATCCCGGCGCGCCCGGCGGCAAGATCATGTACAACAACAATGCGCCGAAGTCCCCTGAATTTCCGAAGCCGCCCGAGTTGCCGGCCTATGTCCTCCAAATGAAGCAGGATGTAGAAAAAGAGCAGGACATGACTTCGGGCGCGGCGGCCATCAACCAGGCGGCGCAGAAGAAGCAGGTGCCCGGCGGCGACTCGCTGGAGATGATTATGAACTCCCGGTCCATCCCGATTCGCTTCATGGGCCGCGGCCTTCACAGTTTTCTTACGGATGTCGGCACGATGGTCACAGCCAACAAAATGCAGTTCGAGACTTCCAAGAGCCGCATCAAGAAATTCGGCGTCAAGGGATTGACGGACGCGGACTTCGAGCCGCTCTATGGGCAGTGGCTGGAAAAAGGAATGGAGCCGGAAGAGTTTGTGCGCCAGGCGATCTTCTCGATTCGCAAAGGAAGTCTGCTGGCCATCGAAAAACAGGACGAGGTGCAGGTGGCGTTCGTTATGCGCAAACTTGGAGACTTATCCCGCAAAGGCCTCTATCGCAAGTTGGGCGTGCCAAAAGCTGACGCGGAGAAGATTGAGTCCGAGCTCAAAGAAGAGGCCGCGGAAAAGATTGCGATGGCCGGCGCGGCGGGTGCGATGCAGCATCCACACGGGAAGAAGTAAGCCTATCTCTTCCGTTTCTTTAAAAACTCATTCAGGTCGTCATCGGAGATGCGCCAGCATTTCCGGCTGACATGAACCCCAATCAATTCACCTGATCTCAAATAGCGGCGAATCGATTCAACCCCAACATGGAGTTTGGATGCAACCTGTGTGGGCGAGAGGTAAAAGTTTCCCATGCACGAATAGTAGCGCATTGTAGTGCTTTGTTGCAAATCTGTAATTTTCCCTCAAATTTCGCGACGCAAGGCGGGACTGAAACCTCCTCGGTGGTGCGATATTGGCATCGAAGGCTTGATGGCAACATCTTGCTTGACCGTGGTGAAGGCCACGTAAAAAAACCGCTCCAGAAAAGGAGGACGCCTATGGCTCGCAAAGGTCACAAGCGCGGACACAAGTCGCGGAAGGCTCATCGCGGCTCCAAGCGCGAGAAGTAGTTCTCGCGTAGTCAAGCACCAACCACAACCGTGAAACTGGGGCCGGTGCGCCGGCCCCCACTACCCAGGAGTAATTCCCATGGCAAAGAATGATCGCGTCAGCGAAGAGACCTTTGGCCCGACCGTGACGGCCCCCAAGATGACCGGCGGCAAGATCGCGCTCTTCGGCCATACGATCCACGACGGCGAACCGATTCCGTCGCGCGGCTACAGTGTCAATGTCAAAACCGGCAACCCGGTAAACGGTCGCGGAAAGAGTAACTAAGCCATGCCAATGCCAGCCCCCACAGCCGCCCCTCCGAATTTCTACGACAACCTGCCTGCGGGCGGGGATGCCGCGGCGGGTGGACCTCCCCAAAAGAAGCCCGGCGGCGAACCGGATGCGGACGAGGAGTTGATGAAGGGGTTGACGGGCGTGTATCGCGTCCTGAGCAAGATGTCGAAGCTCAAAAAGGAACTGAAGCCAGGCATCGACAAGATCAAGGAAGACATCAAAGTTCTGGTTGTCCAAGGTTTGAAGAAAGATCCGAAAGACTTGGATTCCGGCGACGATAAGCCGGCAGAATCAGCACCACCGGAGCCGCCGGCTGGCGGGCCTCCATCACCTCCACCATCCCAAACAGACGAGTCGCACGTAGCTTAGTGCGAAGGGAGTAGTGTATGGCATTGCTCGACGATTTGAAAGGGCTTTTGAGCCCGGCAGAATTCGCGAAGATTCAGGGCAACAGCGCGGTGGCGACCCGCCTTGCCCGTGGCGAAGAGTTGGTCAGCTACTACGACGGCGATGAGCCGCCAGTGGCTGCAGTGGTCGATCCGCCTCCGGCGCGCAGCACACCGCCGCCCGCCGCTGGGCAGTTCGATTTGAGTGCGATCGATCGGATGCTCGACGCAAAACTCGGCAAAATCAACGAGACGGTTGATGCTCGGATTGCCGACGTGGTGAAGACGCGCGGCGACGAGCTAGTCAACAACGCTGTGAAGATTTCGATTCAGCGGGCCGATGAGTTGAACCGTATTTACGGCCGCCATGAGCGCGAGACCGGCAAGCCGTTCGATTCCGCCGGCTTCAATACGTTCCTGGAGAAGCCGGAAAGCAAAGCGCGCGGGTATCGTTCGATTACCGATGCGTACAACGACTATGTGGCGCCGGTTGTGACAGAGCGCACCATCGAAACAGAAGTCGAGAAGCGCGTGAAGGCAAGGTCTGGATCCGCAGGCGTACCGGGAACCACTCCGCCGCCGGCGACCAACAGCAACATCCGAATGTTCATCAACCGCGGCAAGACCGGCGCGGATGGTGCTCCAGCGACCGGCGCGGGGCGCGCGGCAGCAGCACTCGACAGGATTCAAGCCCGCCAGGTTGAAATGGCGAGCTAGGACTCAACAAACTTTAACCACGGAGGCCAGTGATGGCGCTTAACATCAATGACATCAGCGCAGTAACGAAGCAGGAGATTGTCCCCGAGATCGTGGACGAGTATTACAAGGTATCTCCAGTTTTCGTTCAAATCTTCAAGGGCGATACAGTCAAGCCCTTTCCGGGTGGCCTCTACATTCAGCAGCCCATCCAGTATGCGCCGCTGAAGGCTGGTCCGTTCGCCCCAGGCTCCACCTTCGACATCTCCTATGTCCAAACGGACACGGCGATGACCTTCGCGGTGAAGTTCTACTACGCAAACGTGACCATTCAAGGCACGCAGTTGCCGATCAACATGGGCAACAATGCGGTGATGAGCTTCGTCGAAGAGAAGATGATCAACGGCTCGCAGGCGCTGGCTCAAGCGTTGGCGATCGACATCTACAACGACGGCCAGGGAACCGTGTCCTCGCAGATCGCGATGGACGGCCTGCTCGCCGGGTACGATGACGGCACCAACTATCCGACCTACGGCGGCCTGCCGCGCGCGGCTATCGGCTCGGGCGCCTCGACCGGCATCAACGGCTACTACCAGAATGTCGGTGGGCCGCTGTCGATCACCGCGCTACAGAAGGCCTACAGCCAGGGAACCTTTGGCAATCGCCAACCGAACCTGATCGCGACCACGCAGTCGATCTACAACCAGCTCTACAACAAGCTGGTCCCGGCGCAGCGCGTCAACGACAACATCATGGTTGACCAGGCGCAGAACATCGGCTTCACGGCCATCCGGTTCAACAACCAGCGGCTCGTGGTCGACCAGTACGTGCCCAGCGGCTACGTTTTCGGCATGAACACCGACTTCGTGAACGTCCACATCTCGGACCACGAGTTGTTCGGCTTCGGGTTCACCGGGTTCAAGGAACTGCCGAACTCGGTTGACTCCGCCGGCCAGCTCTGCTTCGGCGGCAACATCGTGGTTAGCGCTCCGCGGCTGGGCTTCATTTTGTCCGGGGTGACGGGCTAGTAGTGGTTTGAACGGGGCGGGGTGATTCCCGCCCACAAGAATTTTGCAATGGCGCAACGGCGCTGGAGGCTTCACATGGCTCTCGGAACAGAATTTCCGATCATCACAACTGGCAACCTGTACACCGCGATCGACACATATGCGTCGACGATCACGACTCAGCCTCCGGTCAACTCGCCAAGCTGGCCGAATGGTGCGCAGAATCCCATCGGCGCGGCGTATCTGCTTTCGCCGGGCGCATCCGAGGGTCCGACCATGCTGTACGGCGGCAACGGGTACGGCGCTCCGCTGATCGTGCGCTATGTGCGCTACAACTCAACGACCGCCGCGGCCATGCTCGCGTATCCCGCCCCTGTCTACTGGACGGACGAGACGTACACGACCGTCACCGGCACCTTCTCCGAAGGCAACCCGGCAGCCACCGGCAACCTGAACTCCCTGGCCGGCTGGCTGCTGCCGAACTTCACGTCGCTGAATTTGACCGGAGCGAATGCCACCAAGGCGCTGAACGGCAACTTCTGCTTCATCGCAACCAAAGGATTCTTGCCGGCAGCGGCAGTGTGTGCGTCGACAGCAGTTGGCGACGCGCTGATTGGCGCTTCGGGCAACTTCATCGTGACGCGCACGGCGTCCGGCTCGGCTCTGCTCTGCTCGAAACTCGCGCTCGCCCAGTCGGCTGTCACCGCAAACGTAACCGCCGACATCTGGATCAACTGCGATCCCACTTTCTAAATGAAGGCCCGCGTGTCGAAGTGATGCGCGGGCATAGTTTCAAGGAGCAGCCATGTCTTTGACGATCACCCCGATTCCCGATTGCCAGCAGAGCGCTGGACCCTCGCAAGTTGAAAAGGGGTTTCAGCTTCAGCCGGGCACGGCCGATTATCCGTCCGGCGGCTATGTAATTCCTGGCGCTCTGGCGACAGGCTCCAATGTCATCGGAAACTTCGGATCGCAGTTCACCTACGGAGTAGACCAGATAGGGGAGAACGCTGCCGCGTCCGCTTACATGGCCGACTTCATCCTCCCGGCTGGTTCTTTCGGCGCGACTCCCTCTCCGGCTACGACCGTGACCATGCAGGTCGGTTTGCTTGGCGTCGGCGCTGGCATCCCGCTTGGCCTTGGCACCGTGTCCGCTGCGAAGTCCACTACGATTGGCGTGGCATCAAACGTCATCACGGTGGCCATCGCCAACAATCTGGTTGCTGGCCAGTTCGTGTACCTCCAGAGCTTCACCGCTGGTGGCGCGCTGAATGGCCACATCGTCCAGGTGGCAACGGCCTCCGCCACGGGATTCACGGCCAACTATCCGACAGCGAACATCACCGCCGCGACGGCTGACACCACAGGAACCTATCAGCTCGTCCAGGCCGGCCCCGGCAATCTTTTGACCACGGGCACGTCGGCAGCCATCACCAACTCGCTGGCTACCGCCAGCCTGTTGACCATGACTTGCGCCAACAGTTTTACCCCCGGCCAGTTCGTTGTCATCCAAGGCCTGACCAACGGCGCGGCGGCCAACGGCGTCATCGCTCAGATTCTCACCGCTTCGGCCACACAGTTCACCGCGAACTGGACGGGATCTTCGTTCTTGACCGGAGCAGATGTCGGCACGGCCAAGTTGCTGGTCACCTCCGGCGGCGCTCCCGTAACAGTGGGAACGGCGTTTGCGATTTCCAACTCTCTTGCGACCGCGAACTCGGCGGGTACGGCGGGCGTGGTAACGCTGACCGCACTCAACAGCCTGGTCCCCGGAAACATCGTTGTGATTCAGGGATTGACCAACGGAGCCGGAGTCAACGGCGATCAGTTGGTGGTCAATGCGGCTTCCCTGACAGGCAAGCTGTTCGTCTCGAACCACATCAATGCGGGATTCACCACCGCCGCCGATTCTGGCACGGCCGCTTTGATGGTTACCGGCAACCCGACTGGTTTCCCGCAGGTATCGCCCGGAACCGATCTGAGTGCCTGCACCTGGTTCGCGAGCTTCCTGACCGGCGGAATGTAAGGCATCAACCAAAGAGGGGCGGGGTCACAGATCCCTCCCCTTGAAAGGCTTCCATATCGAGGTGAGGCGGGAGTACAATTCGATTATGACTTCCGCCTCAAACCCGACCCTCCGCAAGAAAAGAGCTCCAGCGCACCGCGAGAAGATCGACAAAGTGTGCGTCATTTGCTCGAAGCCATTCCAAGTATTTTATTCTTTTCGCAACGCAAAGGTTTGCAGCCGCGCCTGCTCAAGTGTTCTGCATCGCAAAACTCTCCTTATTAAAAAATGTCCAATCTGCGAGAAGGAATACGGAGTTCTTCCTTCCAATGAAAAAATGACTTGCTCCGCGAGGTGCGGCGCGATGATGCGCAGCGGAGAAGGGCACCATCGCTGGATTAAAGACAGAGAAAAAGTGTGTCTCCAATGCGGAGAAAAATACGATGGAGCCGCCGGGTGGAAGAGATCAAAAAGATTCTGTGGAGTACCTTGCTACAACCTCTACACCAAAATCAATGGATGGGCTGCCGCTGTCCCGATCGGAACAGTGACGCAAGATCCAGACGGATACAAGCGTATAAAAATATCTAGGAATAAATGGAAACCAGAACACGTTTTTATTGTAGAGAAAGCTATCGGGAGAGTTCTAACAAGAGCGGAAGTGGTCCATCATCGTAATGGAAATCACGGCGATAATCGAATTGAGAATCTACAAGTTGTATCCCGTCAGCAGCACATGAGGATACATCACGAAGCCGAGCAGATAGGACTCAAGGTTATGGCCGGAGAGATTGAAATAGTTAAGTCGATAGTCCACCCACTGGAAGGAGTAGAGGTGTAGCTATGCCTGTGATTCCTCCAGTAATTATACCCCAACAAGTACAGCCGAATGTGGGTGTTACGCCTTTCGTTCAGCAGTATAACTTCGGCCAAATTATCGGAAGTGTTAGTGCTTGGAACCCCAACGCGACTCCAAAAGTGGCCGATTGGGTGAACCAGATTGTACGTCAAATCTATTCTCGTCGCACTTGGTACGGCCTCTTCACAAAAGGCCAGATCATCTGCCCGGCCTCAGTCAGCGGCGGAACGGCTACGGTCACCTTTAACTCCAACACCGTGCAGGGCAACAACACAACCTGGGACCAGACGCTTATCGGCCGCCAGTTCCGCGCCGGGCTCAACACGCCGATCTACACGATCACGGGAGTCGATCCCTTTGCGCAGGTGCTGACGCTGGAGCTTCCCTGGGGCGGCCCGTTCCCGCCGGGGCAGACGACGCAGACGACCGGCTACTATATCGTCCAGATGTACTACAGTTTTGGACCGAACATCAAGTACATCAAGACGTGCGTCAATATGCAGATGGGGTTCAAGTTGTGGACGAATCTCACACAAGACTATCTGGACAACCGCGACCCGTGGCGCATCACCGTAAATTTTCCGTGGGGCTTGGCGCCGATGCCGGCGGATCCGAACGGAAACTATCTGATTGAGCTCTGGCCGGCGCCCTTCACGCAACAGGCGCTGCCTTTTATGGCCTACTGCCAGCCGGCGAATTTGCAAAATGATACTGATAGCCTGCCGCCGTACATCCGCTGCGACGTGGTGATCAAGGAAGCGATGTGCTGGGCGCTGCGCTACAAGCCGAAGGACAACCCCGGCTATGACCCGCAGACGGCGTTGTCCCTGGCCAACACCTTCCACCAAGAGTATGAAGGCCTATTGGTCGAGATGATGAACGAGGACGAGAATCTGTACCGGACGAGCGCGACGATCCAGGGCGAGGATCTGCCGTTCTACACGCCGGGTGGAGCCTATTGGGAGGCTTCTCACGCCTGTATGTCGGCCAGCGCGTCGGAAGGGTGGTAAACTGCTTTCATGGCACAGACCTGTGGACAATGCGGCAAGGTGGTTTATCGGATGCGGTTTATGGCCATACAGAAAAAATGGCTGGGCTTCGATTGCGGATGCCTGGCGGCAGATCGGGTGCCGAGAACAACTCTCAATCCCTTCAAAATTCGGTTCGACCACGTGGCAGATGAATTCGGAAATCATCTCGAAGTTGAGAACATCCGCCAGCTCGAAGCAGCCGAGAAGCGCCTCGGGTTCCAAAGCGTAGTCCTGAACTCGGATGCACAGAACTTCGATGATCCACCGCAGCAGCGCGAGGTGACGGTAAGCGATCTTGTCAAGAGGAAATTCTCTCAAGTGAGGCAGAGATATGCGTGAAGACAAAGAAACCCCAGAAATGGAAGCTCGTAGCCACTCGTCGAGGTTTTTGAAGAAGGCGGCCAGGCTTTCTTCCAAGCGGAAGACGGTGAAGCGCAAAACGAAAAAGCGCAAGCTGCACCGCGCCACAAAGCGCAGGGCAGGAAGCAGGCAACCATGAACCCATCGGAACGAGTCACCGACGTATTCCGGCGCAAGAGTTTTGGCAAGGTGGACGCGCCAGCCAACTCGAAGCCAGCCACCGATAACTTCCACATCGATCGCGCGCGCCTGGGGACGCACGAGGAGTACGACCCCGAGGTCAAGAACGATTGGGGCGGGACCGGCAAGTACGTTCCGAAGCTGAACAGCATTATGGATAATGTTCGTGGCGCCATGGGCGGCATCGGCTACAAGTCCAGCTACCGCAACACGAACGATCCAGCCGAGGTGACCAGCACGGAAGGACCAGGTTGCTGCCCGTCGCCGTATGGTCGCGACGCCAAGAATCCGTTGACTAGATTGAAGGGAGACTAAGCCATGGCCGTCAGACCATTTGCAGGAATCATCACACTTTCAGGCGCCGCGCAACCGCTATTCGGGTCGGCCGTCACTGCTGCCGTCACACCACCGCCGGACCAGTTCAGCGGAGTCCTCACGCCGGGCTCAAACGAGACGCAGTGCTCTTTGACCGTCACCTCAACCAAAGGGTTCTTGCCGGGCGATCGCGTAGCTGTCGGCCTGGCCGCGGCGTTTCTGCCAGGCATTGTCGCTGTCGGCTCCATTCCAGATCAAGGGACAGTGAAGACTATTACATCTGGAACCGTGATGGTGATTCAAGGCCTGAAGCAGTCCCATGCGGGCAGCGGCGAATGGTGTGTGCTCAATGAGGACGCCGGCAACGTGCATATCCAGCCAGTCTCTCTTTCCGCGGCAACCTACATCGGCAACGCTTCGACTGTGGCCTCTACCGACCTGAGCGTCATGGACTACCTCGCATCCGGGGCCACGGCGCCGCTCGATTTCGAGTCTATCGGACAGAGCCAGCCCATGCAGTTGTCGCAGTTCTGGGTGCTCGGGTCCGGCACTCTTGTCCCGCGCTTCACGCAGATATAGCCCATGGCCACGCCGATCTCCACGCTCGCCGCGAATGTCCAATCCCGCTTGGAAGAAAATCCGGGCGGGCCTGGGCAGTGGTGGTCTGCGCAGTACGAGATTTACTCGGCGATCATGGAAGCGCAATCAGATCTGCTCCTGCTCGTCGGCCGGCCCACGCAAATCGTCAACATCCCCTTCACGTTGACGGCGAACTCCGTCTGGCAGGCCGTGCCGAAGGGCTACCTGGCGATCACCGATATTCAGGGCGCGGGCTCACCTCTCTACAAGGTGAATTTGTGGGATCTCGATTACCTCCAAACGAGCTGGCAATCGGACTGGACGCAGGACGTTGACGACGTTGCCGTGCGCTGGGCGCCGATCGGCTTCAACCTCTTTGTCGTCCACCCGGCAGTGAGTACGCCGCAGACGGTCAACATCACCGCCATCGCCTATCCAACGAGCGATGTTTGGCCGTACACTGGAAGCGAGAGCGTGGTCTTCGAGGACAACTTCTTCCAGTTGATCGAGGAGTACGCAGCTTTTTACTGCCGAATCAAGGAACTCGGAGGAGAGTTCCAGGAGGGCATGAAACTCTTCGACCAGTACCTGCAGGGCGCGAAGCGCATGAGCGCGATTCAAGACCTTCGCGACCCGCTTCTCTTTACGAGCGGCATGGGCGCGACCAACAACATCAACCCAACAACCAAGAGATAGGAGATTTCCATGGCGAACGGAATCCAGCAATTTCACGGCGCAGTAAGCGAGTGCTCGTGCGGCCTCGCAAAGCATCCCGAAGGCACGGGCGAGCGGGCTTGCAAAATCTGCTTCGGCAGAGCATTCGTGGCAGAATGCCTCGGCTGTGACGGCCACGGCCAGACCACACAGAAGATGGCGGGCGGCCCCGGCGTCATGTCGGCGACGTGTTCGAGCTGCGGTGGAGTTGGCAAGTTCGGCGTCAACAAGCCGGCGGACTGGGACGAGACGCACCCGGTTGCCGTTCCAGAAGAGGCGCTCGTCACGGCGTAAGGGAACAAACGGGGAAAAGGCGCGTCGTGGAACATTGAGGGGTGAGTCATCGCAAATCCAGGCGTAGGCTACAGGACGGCAGCGGACTTGATCTTTGAGATCAGCCTGCACCTCTGTATGCCTGCGGTCTACGCTGGACTCTCTAATCCCATCGCCGCCGGCGCAGGTGTTACGGCCACCGTCGGCAGCACATACGCGATGTATTCTGGCGCGCAACTCGTCGTCGAGCAGCCCGGCAACGCCACGCAAGAAGTCGTCACCGTCCTAACGGTTCCCTCTCCCACCACTTTCACCGCCAACTTCGCCAACGCGCACGCCGCCGCTGCACCTGTCTGGGGAGCAACCTTCCCGACTCAGCAGGCCACAGACCCGATCTTCACTCAGGCGGAGATGCTGCAGTACCTGTCGCGCGCGCAGAACGAGTTCCTGACGGCCGTGCCGTGCTTCTACCAGCGGTTCTTCCAGACGGTGAATACAGGCCTGATCTACCAGGCCACGCCGCCTACAGCCATCCTGATCGATCGCATCGCGGCCTCGGCCATTGACATCGGCATCACCAGCATGGTGCGCTCAGGCGGAGTTGTAACGCTCACCGCGGGCGGGCCGACGAACCTGGTCCAGTACAACACCTTCGCCGTGGTCAATCCGACCGACCCATCCTTCGCCGGCGTCTTCGCGGTCATCAGCGCGCCGTCACCCAACGTCATCACTTACCGGCAGGTCGGCGCCGATGGATCGACGACAGGCGGCACGATTCAATCCATGCGTAGACTGTACGAGTTGACGCAGGAGGAGCTCGTCCAGCAAGATCGTAGTTGGCAGTCTAATTACGTCGGGCCACTGCAAAGCTGGTTTGAGGACCGGGCCGGGCTCTACCGCTGGGGAGTTGGTGGGCGGCCGTCGTCGAACTTTCCGGTCGAACTGCTCTGCGCGGTGCGAGACACGGACACGCTGGGGATGCTCGATCAATTTCTTGTCCCGGATGTCTGCTTGCACG